GAGGTTGTCAATGTAAAGGACGACCCAGAGAAATTGGGTAGAGTCAGGGTTAGGGTTTTCGGTGTATATGATGAAATTCCTGACGAAGACCTACCTTGGGCCCAGATAGTTGTACCTGTCACTACGGGTATCCACGAAGGTAAAGGGCAGAACCTAGGTATCCTAAAGGGTACACAAGTGTTCGGTATGTTCCTTGACGGGAAGAACTCTCAGTTGCCTATGGTGATTGGTACTGTACCCAAAACAGGGGATACGAACGAGAAGGCAAAGGAGAACTACCCTCTCAATAAGGTATACGAGACAGAGACCGGACATTATAAAGAGTATGATGATACGCCTGGCGCTGAACGTATCAAAGAAAAGCATAAAGGGGGTGCGTACTATGAAATGGATAAGGATGGTAATATCTCCATATATGTACCCGCAAATGGGGATAAACCAGTCTCTATAAATTTAACTGTGGGTGGAAGTCACGGTAAGGTTTCGGTGTCTGCTAATACAGTAAACATTAATGGTAGCGAATTTATAACACTAAACTCGGGCGGATAATGTCTAATGGCTGATTCAGAAGAGTTTCCGGTAGTAGATACACCGGTATTACAGATTAAACCACCTAATCCAATAGCGTCAGTATCTTCGGTCAGTAAAGGACAGTTAGATGTATTAAAAACCTTGAGCGTGTTAGCGGTAGATCAACTTTCCATATTAGAATTAGGAATTGAGATACCGTGCGAGGGTGGATTCCCTCCTACTCGTGCGGACATTGTCAAAGAGTTTAATAAGTTATCTAACATCCCAACGCAATTAAGACAAAATATAATCGACCTTAAAGATCAATTCGTCGACGAGGTTGATGCTGAAGCACAAGAGCTTATAGATCAATTACAAGATATTATTACCGAAGTAGAAACTACTATTGAACAGGTATCAGATTTACTTGCTCCGTATTGGGACAAAGAAGGGAAGATTCGAAATTGGGAAAAGGAGGCGGACGATGCCTTCAATGAATTGATTCAAGATTATCAATTATTCATCCCAGTCAAGATCGCGGAACTAATATCTAAACTGTTACCGGTTGACTTCAATTTGAATATAATGGGGATTGAAATAAACCTTTTAGAAATATTCACTGACGAAGAACAGGCCCGAATCAAACTACAGATTGAAGAAAGACTTGACGAACTATATCTATTAATTCCAGAACCTCTCCGGTCATGGGATGGTACGTACGGTGTAAAGTGCCGCGAGTGGAAAGCGAAAATCACTTGGCAATATATCAAGTCTGAAATGATGAATGCGGTTACCAATCTGGTGTGGGATCTGTTTAACAAACTCATCAAAAAATTTAAAGAGATTTGGGACGCATTAGGATTACCTTCACTCCCAGACCTATTGAACTTTGATATCAATGAATGGATAGATTCTACTATCAAACAGATAGTGGATGAAGTTAAAGATAAGATTGCCGAAGTCAATCAACAAATAGAACGAGTTGAAGGATTCTTCGAAGGCATGTCGGAACCCGACCTAGATGCTGAGAAGGCTAAACTTCAAGGTAAGGGTTATGCGATGATTGCTGACCAATTGAAAGAAATAGAAATTCTTGGTTTCAACGTATATGATGATATCATAGGCGGTGACATGGAAGGAAAAGTTAAATCCGCAGAGCAAGATATTGATAACTTCAAGAAAGGTGCTCGCGACTTTGCGCTTAACTGGCAATGGCATTTATTGAGTATATGGATAAAAAAGATTAAAAAATTCCTTGATGCCATCGGACTCGGTAAGTTGTTAGAACTATTAACGCTAAGTTTTTGTGATGTTTTGGAATTACTCGGCATTCCTACCAAGATTGAGATTGTTGCGCCTTAGCAAACTGTATAAATACTACAAAAAGAGTTGGAAGCCCATGTCAGTTAAAAAACTCACATCAATAGAAGATGGCAATCTTACCACTCGACCAATCACGAGTTCTATTCAAAAGAAAAACTCGGATATCGATTGTTCGTTTACGGTGAAACCATCTGGAGATATATACAAGAAGACGGAGGCCTCCTCTGTGGCTCAGTCTGTCAAGAATCTTTTGTTGTGTAACAGAGGGTCTAAACCTTTTGCTCCGTCATTTGGAGCGAACTTGGAAGGTATGTTATTTGAGTTAGGTGATGAGTTTGACGACGATAATATCAAATCGATGGTACGCAACGCTATTAATAATTACGAACCACGAGCGAAACTACAAAGGGTCGTTAGTAAATTTTCACCCGATTATAACTCTTTAGATTTAACAATCACCTTTCAGGTTATCAGTACATTAGAGCAGGTAAGTTTGAACGTGAATATTGCGAGGATACGCTAAATGCCTATATCAACGTCGGATCTCGATTTTGTAAACATTAAAAATAAACTGAAGACCTACTACAAGCAAAGTGGTGAGTTTACTGATTATGACTTTGAAGCGTCTGGACTATCTAGCATACTAGATGTTCTCGCTTATAACACTCATGTGAATGGTCTGATTGCTAATATGGCTATCAATGAGTCATTCATCACTACGGCACAACTTCGTACTTCGGTGGTTAACCATGCGGAACTTTTAGGGTATGTACCTAAATCTCGAACTGCGTCATCTGCTGAAGTTAAAATATCAGTAGTTATTCCCAACGGGCCTGATATTATATCCTTACCGAAAGGTACAGAATTATTTGCTCAGTATGATGATATACTATATTCATTTAAAACGCCCAGCGAATATACTTCTAGAAAGTCAGGTGACCAGTATATATTCCAGACGGCAGCAGGTAGTGAACTTATAACCGTTTATGAAGGTGAAATTAAAACTAAGAACTTCTTAGTAGGTAACGCTTCTGACGATAACGTATATGTTATTGAAGACGCAACGATTGATACAGACAGTATGGAAGTCCAAGTGTTTAGCGACTGGACTGGTGTAGATAGTTTAAATTACACTAATATTGACAAAGTATCTACTATTGATAGAAATTCTCACATCTTTATGTTGCGTGAGTCATCCAATGGGTTCTATGAGATTTATTTTGGTGGTGGTAGAATCCTAGGCAGTAGTCCTATTGCGGGTAACCGTATACAAATAAAGTACCGTTCCTCACGAGGGGCGGAACCTAATGGTGCGTCTGTATTCTCTACGGCACAAATTAGTTACTTGAGTAACTTTTACTCAGTTAATGTTACCACGATTACTCCAGCTAATGGAGGTTCTGCAAGAGAAACTACTTCGTCAATTAAGTTGAACGCACCTCGTGGGTTTACTTCACAGCAAAGATTGGTTACTGCGAATGACTATAGTACATTAATATCCCAGAAATTTTCACCTTTTATCAAGGATGTTTTCTGTTGGGGTGGTAACGATAACGAACCTCCACAGTACGGTAAGGTATTTGTAAGTCTTAATTTTATTGACGGTATCAGTGAGTTTGCTCAAGAAACTGTTAAGGGTAGTATTAAAGACAACTTAACTTCTAAGTTATCTATTATGTCTATCGACACTGAGTTTGTTGACCCAGAAACCACATACCTCGAATTGCGCACAGTTTTCCAAGTAGACCAGACCAAAAACATTTCTTCTGTCGAAACTCTTCAAGCATTGGTGAATGTCATCGTAGATGACTTTGTGTCAGCTAATTTAGAGAAGTTTAACTCTACATTTAGACGTTCTAACTTATTGACTGAAATTGATAAAATATCAGAGTACATAATCAACTCTAGAATGGATGTTAAATTACAGCAACGTATTCCAGTCTCCACAGAAATTGCGGCAATCGAATCCGCGACAGGTCAACTTGTTTCGGAAATAACCAGAAACTGGACATTAAACTTCCCAGTTATATTAGCTAACCCAGATAATGATGACTATATCATAACGTCTACTGGATTTAAGTGGCAGGGACAGAATGTTAGCATTAAAAACAAACTAGGTTCTACTCGACTACAGTTAGTTGATCTGAATAATATAGTTAAAATAGATAACATCGGTACGTATGACCCAGCTAAAGGTAAGGTATCCCTGATTGCGTTGTCAATCGATAAAGATTCTTATGTTGGCGGTTCTATTAAAGTAAGTGCTACACCTGCTAACCAGAGTACAGTAAAACCTTTACGTAACTATGTGATATCACTAGACAAATCATTATCAACTACAGAGGCTGTATTAGATGATGGTACAACTAGGGTCTCTCTATAATGGCACAAATTATTGGAAAGGAAATTTATCGACCGAGTTTCCACGCTCCCATAGTAAAGGGTGTACTTCCTGAATTCTATCAAAGCGAATATCCAAGATTAGTAGAATTTCTTGAGAAGTACTATGAGTATCAGGAAGAACAGGGATTAGCAACATTCAGTGAACAGATTTATGATTTGTTTAATGCTCGTGATATATCGCACGTTAATCTAATAGACCTAGATACTTTAATATCAGAGATAAGTGATGGGTTGACAAGAGAATCATTTCATCCACAGCAAGACGCTAGGTTGATGACTCGATTACTGGCAGACTTCTATCGCGCTAAAGGTACTGTGTTATCGGTGAATGAATTCTTTAAAGCATTCTTTGACGAGGATGTTGAGGTCGTGTACCCTAAGAATAACATATTCATTTTAAATGACAGACCGGGCAACTCTTTAATAGGGCCTAAGTCTCTGAAGTATATTCAGGACGATAGAAAATATCAGATATTCTCAATTCTTTTGAAAACAGGTATGTCATTAGACGATTATCAAAGTTTTTATAAGAAAATGGTACACCCCGCTGGATGGTACCTTTCTGCGGAAGTACAGACATTAAGTGAAGCACAAGTTTATTTGAAAGCGGGGGATACAACAGACCCACTAGAAATACCTAGTTATGCTATTGAAATACAGACAACACCCATAGACGTAGACCTACGACCCACATACTCTTTACTTGTTATGGAAGAGAATGACCCAGTAGATGCGAGAACTCAAGCACAGAAAGACGCCGGAGAAGGTATACTTATAAGTTCTTTAGAAACTCTAGAGAAATATGACGGTATAACTCTTCAACAGATTGTAGACGACTTCAACGATAGTGTCGCAGAGTGGGTTGGTGTTAAACCACCTACACTAGACGATGGTGGATTGGATGCGTCACAGACCTACGAAACTATGGATGCGGGTGAAGGCGGTGGATAATAAAAAAGGAAATAGAGCACAATGACTCGGCAAATTATTAATACAGGCACCTCGGTTAATGACGGGAAAGGTGATACTCTAAGAGACGCCTCTGCTAAAATCAATGCGAACTTTCAAGAGATGTTCTCGCTTGTTGATATGAGCGCAGCGGGTACTATTACCCCAGAATTTATTTCTAATTACATTGATAGTTCAGTTGGCACTTACCTAAATGGATTGAATGTTCAAACTGTTCTTGACAACCAGAACAATATTAGTTTTCTGGATTCACGCGTCACGCAACATGATACTATTCTCACGACATTAAACTCAAATACCATCAATTTACAGTATGAGATTGATTTAATTAACTACACTATCGAGAACACTCAGATTGGTGATACGGGGCCACAGGGCCCTCAAGGTGGTCAGGGGGAAATTGGTTCTCAGGGTGCTCAAGGAATCATCGGGCCGCAGGGCCCTATTGGTGTCCAAGGTGTCCAAGGGGCAATTGGTACCCAAGGTTCTCAGGGTAATGTCGGAGAGATTGGGCCTCAGGGTGTTCGTGGTATCACTGGTGTCCAAGGTATCCAAGGTAATGTCGGTGAACGCGGTAACCAAGGAGAACAAGGCCCTCAAGGTGACCAAGGTATCCAAGGTAACGTCGGAGAAATTGGAGCACAGGGTGAACAAGGTGCTCAGGGTGCTCAGGGACTTCAGGGTAATGTTGGAGAGATTGGAGCACAGGGTGCTCAGGGTGCTCAAGGTTCTCAAGGACTACAAGGTAATGTAGGCCCTATCGGTGTCCAAGGTGTCCAAGGGGCAATTGGTGCTACAGGTCTTCAGGGTAACGTTGGAGAGATTGGTGCTCAAGGCGCTCAAGGTAGTACTGGAGTTCAGGGCATCCAAGGTAATGTTGGTGAAATTGGAGCACAAGGTGCGCAGGGTAATCAAGGTGACCAAGGTATTCAAGGTAATGTTGGTGAAGTCGGAGCACAGGGCGCAGTTGGTGCGCAGGGTTCTCAAGGACTACAAGGTAACGTAGGCCCTATTGGTGTCCAAGGTATTCAGGGTTCAGTTGGTGAACAAGGACTTCAAGGTAATGTCGGAGAAATAGGCCCACAAGGAATTCAAGGTGTTCAGGGTTCTGTCGGTATCCAAGGTAATGTTGGTGAAGCTGGAGCACAGGGTGCTGCTGGTGCTCAAGGTTCTATCGGTATTCAGGGTAACGTTGGTGAAGTTGGAGCACAGGGTGCTGTAGGTGTTCAGGGTTCTGCTGGTATTCAAGGTAACGTTGGTGAGCAAGGCGCGCAGGGTGCTATTGGTGCCCAAGGTTCTGTCGGTATCCAAGGTAATGTTGGTGACAAAGGTGCTCAAGGCGCTGTAGGTTCTCAGGGTTCTGCTGGTATCCAAGGTAACGTTGGTGAGCAAGGTGCTCAAGGTGCTATTGGTGCTCAAGGTTCTATCGGTATTCAAGGTAATGTCGGAGACGTTGGTGTTCAAGGTGCTGCTGGTGCTCAAGGTTCTATCGGTATTCAAGGTAATGTCGGAGACGTTGGTGCTCAAGGTTCTAAGGGCCCACAAGGAGATCAAGGTCTTCAGGGTGCCGTTGGTGACGTTGGTGCTCAAGGTGAGGTTGGTTCCCAAGGTAGCGCAGGCCCTCAAGGAGCGGAAGGCCCGATTGGTACTCAAGGTGACGCAGGGCCACAGGGCCCCGCAGGTACAACTCCTGGCCCACAAGGCCCGATAGGAAATACCGGTGAACCCGGCCCACAAGGGCCCGCAGGTACAACTCCTGGCCCACAAGGGCCAACGGGTACTACTGGTGAAGCAGGGCCGCAAGGTGCTGTTGGTGCTCAGGGTGCTGTTGGTGCTCAGGGTTCTCAAGGTGATATTGGCCCTCAAGGCGATACCGGTGCTCAAGGTAGTGTCGGATCACAGGGTGCGGTTGGTTCTCAAGGTGCTCGAGGTTTTACTGGTGCACAGGGTAATGCGGGTTCTCAAGGTTCTCAGGGTGAACAAGGTGCTCAGGGTATTATTGGTGCTCAAGGTAACGCAGGAGCACAGGGTACTACTGGTGCTACAGGTTCTCAGGGTATTGTTGGAGCACAAGGTAATGCGGGTGCGCAGGGTGCTATTGGTGCCCAAGGTATCCAAGGTATTGTTGGAGCACAAGGTAACGCAGGAACACAAGGTGCTCAAGGCGAACAAGGTATCCAAGGTATTGTTGGAGCACAAGGTAACGCAGGAACACAAGGTGCTCAAGGCGAACAAGGTGCGCAAGGAATAAAAGGTGCCCAAGGTAATGCTG